GTTCTTGTCTGTACCATAGTGTGACTTGGGTCGTGGCATGATAAACGTCAGGGCGATTGCTACGGCTGAAGGGATAGGCTTCTGAAACTTCATTTCCTGCATGGCCGTGTAACCGATTGAAGAAGCCCACGGCTTTTGCTTGGCGGCGTTATCCTGACAGACTACGGCGCGGCCTTTGACAACGAAGGCTTTCGCGGAACCTTTCGGAACAGGAACACCAGGGACGAAGAATCTCAGTTCAAGGCTCATAGTAATGGCTCCTGTTTCCACGTATCTGTTTCAGGAATCAATAACGAAGCAAGCTTGTCATACTCAAATTGCATGACTTCAGCCTTGTGTTTGTCCTTATTGATACCCTCATAGAGCTTGTAACCGAGTTTCAGTGCTTCCTTATTTGTACCGGTATGTGAACAATACGAATCGAAAACGGCGTTCATTTCTTCACGGATGGCTGTTATTTCCTCTTCACGGCGGTCAAGTTCGGCAAAAAACACCTTCAGGTTTGGGAACTGATCAGCGGCGGCATTGCCAACGACTTTGTCCAGTGCTTCACGTAGAACGTCCATCGTGACTTCTGGACCGCCATTGATTGAAACTGTGGTTTCTTTTTCCATTGGTCATTCTCCTTTTTATTGGGTTGTTGCTATCGGTTGTCAGGGTGGTTCGGGCAAGCGTCACCATGTTCCCCTTTGCTGTTGTCGCAGAACTCACAAGGGGCGATTTCTTCCGTTTCAACGTCAATAACTTCTCCATGCTCTCCGGTGTCCGCGGTGAAACGGTCCATCAGGTTTGACTTCTTGGCGTCCTTCTTCTGCTGGTCAAAGTCTATGCCGTCATTGTCATTCAGAATGGCAACCGCCTGACCTAATTTTTCGGATTGTGGCAAGGTTTTGTAGTGATACTTGATAACCGTCTTTCGACTCATTTCTTCCGGCCATTGCCCCCACGGTCCCTTCTCGCTTTTGATCTTGCTGGTATTTCTGATCTTCTCAATCTTGTATTTCGGCATGATCATGTAATCTTTGCTTCCGTCATGGAGCGTTGCAACGGAATAGGCACAGACAAAGTACTTCCAGAAGTTTCCAAGAGGATCTTTTAAAAAGTCTTCAGGTGGGGCCATGCTCCGCTTGTGCTTCACGAAAAGCTCTGTCCCTTCGGAATAGTCAAATTCATCAAAGGAATAGACCACGTTCGACTGAATGGATCGGATGGAGCCTGAATCAGTCCCGATTTTTATCAATCCTCGGTAGCTTATATCGAGGACGCATTTTCCGTCGCGCGGTACAAGGTAGGCAAGGGCAAGCGCCGGATTCAGGGACACGTCAATTGTGGCGATATTGACGATGGCATTCATGATAGATTCGGGAAGGCACTTCTGAAGAAGGTCATTCCCCCTGACGATTTGCAGGGCAAAGACAAGCTCCTTATTCCAGCGGGATTCATCCCCCTGATCGATCTGAAGAAACATCGGCTTTGCATTGATAACTGCGACTTCATACTTCGGGCGTTCGGGCTTTTCTCTCATGATTTATTCTCCTTTGAGCGCTTTTATAAGATACGGGTCAATGTCTGTCTGTTTTAACAGCCAACTTTTATAATCAGCTGGTACATCTTTGATCGCTGTTCCTTTATGCTTTCCAAAGGTCATTACTGTTGGCACACTTGCAATTTCTGAAGCTTGCCATATTTCACCAACTGTTCCGGCCCTTTGACCGATCATGGCCGTATCTCCTTATCCCTGTGGGCTTCTTTCTCTTCAAGGGTTTCAAGGGCTCTCTGGATTGTTTCAACCATTGAAACGTCAAGCTTGTTGGAAAGCGTGGTCAAAATCTTATCGTGCCTGGGGCTCAGTGAAAAACTTCGTCTTTGCATGGTATCACTCCTATGGGAATTTGATAAACGTATGCGTATCATATGCCCCATAGTGCGTCAAGTCAACATATAATTTACCTGTCAGAGAATGAAATCAATTCTTGAGCGCCCGCGTTCAAATATGCTGGCCAATGGTTGTTAAATCTACACTCCGCTTCAATCTCTAACGCTGACTGATAAGAAGCGCGTCCCCTGATAAGCAGGTTATTGTCACCCATAACAGTATAACATTCGACCTGATAGGGTGGTTTCTTGCTGACAACTATAAAACAAAAAGCATCCACTTCAGGAAGGTCGCCTCTGACGGCATTATAGGCGTCTAAATAAAATGCGCTTTGTTGCCAATAATTGTATTTGTAGCACGACCGCATGAAAGCATCATAGCCCGGATCCTCAGTGGTCTTCAGGTCAATCAGACAACGTAGTTTAGGGCTCGGTGTGCTGTCTGGTCGCGCCTTACAAGGTATCACCGTACCGTTGGCCGTGGTGTAATTGAAAATAACGGTCTGTTCACTCTGGCAATCGGCAAGTAAGAGGCTGGCGAACGGATGATTCTTGATTGATTCCTTCATGCCGGCAAGCGTGTTGTAATCTTCCAGTGTGACAATCTGTTTCCCTTTTGATTGCGCGGCAAACATGTTCCAGTATGCAACAGCGTGAACGGTTTCAGGCGAAGGTTTTGCGGCAAAAATCTGTCTGTCTGTCGGTTTCTTCGGCGCGTCTGATGGGAGTACGCAAAAATCCGAATGAAAGGCGTTATCCCCTTCAAGTATGAAGCAATGACCAGCGCGGCCGATTGCCAGGGCTGGCGTGTCCTTGTCTTCTTTGATCTGCGCGGCGGCAGGACACTGGATCAGTTTCTTCAAATAACTGTTCCGGATGTGCGGAAGTGCGTTATAATCTTCAAAGCTGATATTCTGGTAAATTCCTGGGGAAAGATTCATTTTGCCCCCCATATTGCCATGATTTCTTGCCATTCTTTTTCAATCTGTTCGGATGTTCTTTTCATGACGTGGCTCCTTTCACGATTTTATATATTGCCTGTTCAATGTGTCCCGCAAAGTCGGACCTGATAGGTTTGCCGTCCTTGCGGCGGGCTTCTGATATTGTGCGGACTGAAATGCCGGAAACCTGTGAGGCTCTTTCGTTCGTGATCCTTCCGATTCTCATGACGGTATTCAGGAGGGGAAGACGGCGCTTCGATAAAAATGCCATTTATTCCCCTCCATATAGTTTTTCGTACTGTAAATCGTCGTAACGGTCTGAAGCTCTGGATTCTTCAGCGGCTTCACGGTCTTCTTCGGACCATTGGGCGGGCTTATTATCAAAATCCATATTTTGAACCTGGGTTTCTATTGATTTGATCCACCGTGGAACCATAACATCAAGGGCGAACCGCTTCACTCTTTCAGCAATATCAGCGGGAAGGGTAATTTCGCTTTCTAATTCTTCGGGGGGGCCGCTTAATCTTGCGGCTCGGAAGTAATAGTAATAATCAACGTCAATCAAAAATTCCTCTTCGCCTTCCAGTTCAAATGCTACTTCTTTCGACATAACGCTTCTCCTTTTCGTGATCGAAATAAATGATGGTCAACGTTTATCAATACTCGGAAATATTGTCAAGTAAATTTTTCATGTAATTTTTCGCTTGACAGAAATATTTTGTTTTGATAGAAGTCAATCATCTTTAGAAAGGAGGTAACACAATGAAAATTGATCCAGATAAATTGAAGGCTTGTTTTATGAATTCCGAAGTGTCGCTTATGGATCTTGCACAAGCTGCCGGGTATGCGTCTGAACGTCGCATTACTCAGTTGTTTGCTGGAAAGAGCGTCAATATCAATCTGCGTATTGGTGAAGCTCTTGCGAAAAAGCTGAAGTGCAAAACCGGCGACATTACCTGAACGGGGGGGAAGCTATGAACTGCAAACGAATGACGAAGGGGCAAGTCGTGTATTGTTGCATACTGTTTGCGCTGTTTGTCCTGGTCCTGGGCTTTGTCGGAAAGTCCGACATGGAAGCGGCTCAGGCCGTCAACCAGGATCAGGCGAACGTCAGGCAACAGATGAAGGACCGGATGGATCGTGAAGCGACGGAAGACAGGGCGCGGGCGTTTCTGTTTAAAGACACGGTTCGGAACAAATAACGGCTTTAGCTGAACGGTGCGAAGCATCCGCTTCGAGCGTTTGGTTATATTTCGTAGGACTGCAACAACAAGGAGAACATCGTGGAAAATTGCAAACATGAACTGGTCGGGGTGAAGGAATGTACCAAATGCGGGAAAACCTTTGACACGATACCGCCGCAATCACAACCTCAAACTCAGGAAGAATGGCTGTCTTTGGAAAAACAGTATGCCGAATCTCTTGGGCGGCTGGCTAAACTATGTGACCTCGTTTGCCCTTGGGTACTTGACGAAGACACCTATCTTGTACCAGGAACAGTCTATGACGCTGCCACAGAGATCATGGAGTACGTGGATTCGGTGAGACCGTAGATGAGATAAATAAAAAGGGGGAGATATGGATACAACATCAGAACGTGAGCAAATGTGGGCTGATAAGGTGGGACAAAGCAGATTAAGTGCGGCGATTGAATCAGAAGAGATGAATCTTTTTGCTATGCTTAAACCTACGCTTTCCAAGGATGGCAATCAATGGTGTGTCCTCTACGGTGAAAATTTGCAAGTCGGCATTGCCGGATTTGGTGATACTCCACGACTGGCAATTTACGCATTCAACAAGGAGTGGGACAAATGCTGAGACATGATTTAGACGAAGGCGAAATGTGCCAAGATGATACTGGCAAATATGTTTTGTACTCCGATATTTGCCACGCTCAAAACGAGCACAATGCAAGACTCAAGCAGATAGAAATTGCAATCGATGCTCTTACAAAAATACAGGCTATTCGCGAAAACCGAATGTACGCCAAGGAACTCGAACTCGACGAAGAATGGTCTATTTGCAGTCAAACACTAGCAAAGTTAGTTTAGTAATATAACGCTAAGCTCACCTGTGGAGCGAAGCGACAACAGAGTGCAGCGTGCTGGTTATGCCAGTTCGTTGCCAAAATCAAAGGAGGATGCAAATGCAGATCACTATTAACACCGCTGATATTCTTGGAGATGAAACAACAATCCGCGACGAGGTTATTGAGCAGGTATCGCAAGCACTCTTAACTTCAATGCGAACTCAGGCAAAAGCGGCATTGACAGAGATGCTTGAGAAGAACTTGGTTGAAGTCGTTACTCAGGTGACAAAGGATGCAATAACTATGACGATGGATACCAAGTTTACCGATACAGATGCTTACGGTCGGAGCGGCAAAGAGGCGAGTATCCGCGAGAGAATTGCAGGCTTTGTGCAGGCACAATGCACATTCAAGCAGGCCAATTACTCCAGCGATAGAAACTCGTTTACATCTGTTGTGACGGAGGTTGTGCAAAAAGAGGTAGCAAAGTTCAAAGCTGACTTCACTTCACTGGTGACTCAGCAGGTTATCAAGCAAAACATGGATATGGCTGTGACTCGGCTGAAAGAGTCTCTTGGTATTAAGGCATAACGACCGTTTGACCGGCTTGCCCGGTCGAATAAGATGGTTATCTGCTCCTGCAGAAATCACGCAATTTCCACCGTTAATGGCACGTCAACCCGCATGGATAGCGGCTTTCAACTCCTGCAGAACTTTAGGTAATTTATGCCAACAAAACCCGGAAAATATGAAGTCTCCTGCGGTGAAACAGATGGTGAATGGACTCCGGTGGAAATTTACAGGCAAAACGGGCAACTCAAAGTCGATTGCCCTGACCTTGGCAGAGGGTATCTGCTACAACACTATCACGATGGTCTGACCGACACACAATGGCGGTTGGTCGGGTGGTAGATAACGGGTCAAGCATGACCTGTGAAGCGTAGCAAAACCAGCGTCTATGCGTTGGTTATACAGCGTAAGGAGGATAGTGATGAAAGTATGTTTTGAACTTTCGATGCCAAACGCAGGATCTTGGGACGGAAAATGGACAGGAGCGAACAACCTATATGCCAAAATCGTTGACTTTGGCAAGGGAAAGGCGAACGAAGCGAAGGCACAAGAAATTTTGAGTGCAAAGAGCTACTACTACAATTTCGGCGATGGATGGGGCGCTTCTGTGTCCGTTCGCCCCGTTGACGGGAAAGAGGCTGCAAAGATCAGAAGGGCAACCAAGGGATTCTATGGGTACGAATGGATGATTGATTCAATTCGGCAGAAAGGCTGCATAGCTGTATAACGGCTGCGACTTCAGCGGCGGGCCTTATCGCCCGCTGCGAGGCGTTGTTAGATTACGAAAGGTGGGTGCCATGTCAGAAAAAGCCGACTACTGCAATGCTGTTGACAGGTTCGCAGATGCAATGAAAGCCAGAATGATTCAGAAACATAAACAGGGCTTCCACGGCTGGGACTGCGGAGGTTTCCAGAATTATGACATCCCTGGCAAGCTGCTGACTAAGGCGGCACAGATAGTAACACTCGGACACAATGTGCCACAAAAGGCGCTCGTTGACGTTGCAAACTTCGCCATGATGCTATGGCTGAAACTAAACCAAAGGAGATAAGAACATGGCAAAATTTGTCAAGAAACCAATCCCAATCGAAGCAACTCAGTGGAATAAAGATGGTGACCACTCGAACGTCAAACGGGTTTACATCCCGCAAGACCTCGACCCACCTGCTTGTGAGAAATGCGGGCAACCGGCGATAATCCACGGCACAATCATCACGCTTGAAGGCAAGGGCGGTGCGCAAGAGGTTTGCCCTGGTGACTGGATCATTACCGGAGTTCAGGGAGAAAACTACCCTATTAAAAATGATATCTTCCTTGCTACATACGATCAAGTTGCAGAGGACGAGGAGGAGGATTTTGAGGTCGAGGAGATCATTTACAAAGGCGTCGATGTTTTCTGGCTCATGGATAACTCGATGGATGAAATAAACGAGCTGTTAGAAAAGAAGTGGCGGGACGAGTAAACTCCTCCGAGAGTAATTTAACGATCAAGCACAGCAGCAACTACTAGCATTATAACAAGGAGTTGAACTGCGAAGCGAAGCGCAGTCAGTTCCAACGGGAGTTATAAGAATGCCAGATAATAAAGACGACAGCGGTTTAAAATACGATCAGGGTAAAATCGACTGGCATAGCTTTCCTCTGGTTTGTCTGAAAGGTCTGATTAAGGTCGCTGAAGCGGGATGCAAAAAATATGAACGTTTTAATTGTCTGAAACCTTTCGATAATGGCTCACAACGGTTTTTCTCTGCTTCGTTAAGGCATACAGTGGCTTGTCAGATTGATCCTCTCTCAGTGGACGAAGAGACAGGTTGTCGGCATGGTTATGAAGCGGCGTGGAATATGATCATGAGGACGTACCATGCGGAACAGGCAGAAAATGTAGTTGACAGGTCTGAATTGCTGGAATAAGGTAGCGAAAATACCACCAGGGGGCCGGCACCGCATAGGGCGGAATCCAGTCGGACGCGATAATGACAACATTGGCGGCAGTGTTTACATGCAGACCGTTTAAGGGAGCAACCTGCCGCCGCAACTTACAATTTAATATTGAACACGTTCGGCATAACGTGATTATCTGCTTTGATGATGGCGCGAAAGCGTCTGATTCAGCAAACTCCCCCCGCGAAGGATGCCGCCTTCAAAGGGGGTTTTTGTTTTCTACGGGCGCCAACATGCAATGCTGTGAAGTCAAATATTTTGGTGTGTATATCGATCCTGAAACTGGCGCTGAGTTTATGGTTCCTGTAAACGCTCTTTACTGTCCTGTATGCGGTACGCCGATCATACCAGGGGCATAACTTGAAAGACGGGAATTGGATACCGCTTGACAAGCGACTGGCATCTTTTCTACCACGAGAACGTCCTTATACAATTTTGGAGGCGGCTTTTTCCTTTGCGAAAGACCTTGACGAAGAGGCGGAAAAATCCATTAGCGATTACTCAAGAATATGGACTTGGAGTAGGGATAAAGTACGGCGTTTTACCTCGGAGTTGAAAACAGATGGAAAACATCTGCCCGACAGGAAGGAAACAGGTAGCCGACAGGAAATAAGGCTAATTTTCAATAACTTAGAAAGGCAAGAAAACAGCAGTAAAACAGGTAGCCGACAGGTAGGCGACAGGGAGAAAACACCTACTATAAATCCTAATCCTAATCCTTTAGAAATACCTTCTTCATCTGCCGATGAAGCTGACACAATTATCACGAAGAAAAAAAGGAAACTGACTGGCAAGAGACTCGAAACATTCCTGAAGTTTTGGGAAGCGTTCTCTTACAAATCAGGACGGGCTGAAGCAGCAGACGCATGGCTAGATATTGAAAAGCTGACAATGGCAGAAGTCGAAAAGATTGTGACCGCTGCCAAGTCGGAAGCGTTAAGGCGTCCGACGCTCATATCCGATGGCAAAACCCCTAAAATGGCGCAAGGGTGGCTTACGGCGCGGCGGTGGGAAGATGAATCAGCATTGTGTTTGATAAAGTCCGATCCTCCTGTTTTTCAGGCATCCGACGCACTGAAAAGGAAACTTGCTCAATATGAATAATTTACCTCCTCAAAACATAGATTCTGAAATGTCGATACTCGGCAGTGTCTTTATTGATCAGACCTCCCTTGACCGGATTATGTCAACGCTCACGATTGAAGATTTTTACCGAGAGGCACACAGAAAAATACTTCAGGCTATGCTTGTGCTGAATGACCGCAATGAGCCTTGCGACTTCGTAACTATGTCGGCATTACTGAAAGAGCAGGGATATCTTGAAGAGGTAGGCGGGGCCGCTTACCTGCTGATGCTGGCTGATTATGTTCCCACTTCTGCGAACGTGGCTTATTACTGCAAAATAGTTCTCGAAATGGCTACAAAGCGGAGATTCCAGGCTCAAGCGCAACAGACTCTCTCTATGATTGAGAGCGGTTCTACTTCCGAAGAAATAGCGGAAAAGATGGAAAGCAACCTGACAGGGATGTTCAAGCAACAGCATAATGAGCCAGTAGCCACCCCTCAGTTGGTGAAAGAAGCTGTCAAGAGACTCAAGGGCAGGTATCAGCAGAAAGGAGCTTTGCAGGGCATGTCATGGGGTATTGATGGCCTTGATTCTGTTACTAACGGAATTCACCGAGGGGAATTGGTAATTATCGCGGGGCGTCCTTCAATGGGTAAATCAGTAATGGCGTCAAACATTCTCAGGGCCGCTTGTGTGTCCGGTAAACATGGGATGTTGTTTTCTCTTGAAATGTCGAAAGAAGATTGCATGGATCGATTCTTTGCGGACAGGGGGAATATCAAGCTCCATCATATCCGCAACGGTAGGCTGGAAGATTCTGAATGGATAAAATGCACAAACACATGCGCTGATATAACCGGATGGAACCTTTTTATTGACGACACCCCAGGCGTCACACTGCGGGACGTGAAAGCGAAGATCAAGCGGCAAAAACGGAAGGGGCTGGATATTGCCGTGATTGATTACCTTCAGCTTATGTCGATACCAGCAAAGGATAACAGGGTGCAGGGTTTGGGTGAGATATCCAGGGGGCTGAAGATCATAGCGCGTGAACTGGATATCGCAATAATCCTTCTGTCTCAGTTGAACCGCACTGTGGATTCACGACCAGACAAGCGGCCCCTTATGTCGGACCTCAGAGACTCAGGAGAAATCGAGCAGGATGCAGACGTGATCATTTTCCCCTTCCGGCCTGCCGCCTATTGCCCGAAGTGTCGGGATCGCGCGGAAGATGACTGCAATCATATTTACCGAGAACATCAGGCACAAGCGGAAATCATCATTGAGAAGCAGAGAAACGGCGAACGGAACATAAGCATACCCGTAGCATGGATGGGGATGTTCCAACGGTTTGAACAGTTATGAAACCTCAGCCAAAAACAAAAGCAATCTATAGCCGGAAGTACCGGAATTTTGTCGGTCGTTTGCCTTGCGTTATTTGTGACCAATCTGCGGTAGGACACCATGAACAACTTGAAGGTCACGGCACTATGGGCGGAAAATGTTGCGATAGTCGTATGATACCGCTGTGTGTCTGGCACCATGCCCAACGTCACGCAAGCGGTAGAGAGTTTTGGAAATGGTGGGAACTTGACCCAGAAAAACTTATTGCTAAATTCAATGAATTATGGTTATATGAAAAAGGTGATAAATTTTGGTTATAAAGGGTATGCTATGCATAAAAGTATAGAAATCAAATGTGGAATGTTTTTTGGTAGGCTTGAAATAATCGAACAATCCTCTAATTACAAGAATGGATTGCGCAGGTTTTTATGTAAATGCGTATGTGGCAAAACTAAAATAATTAGGATCGATCACTTACAAAGCAGATCCACTAAGAGCTGCGGTTGTTTACAAAAAGAACGAGTCTCCGAATCAAGCACTAAGCATTCTGCTTGTAATACCACCGAATACAGATCGTGGGCGGGAATGTTTACTAGATGCTATAATAAAAAATCTAAAAAATACAACCGCTATGGAGGGAGAGGGATAACAGTTTGTAAGGAATGGGAAGATTTTAGAGTGTTTTTATCCGATATGGGCAAGAAACCATCTTCAAGGCACAGCATAGATAGAAAAAATAATGACGGCAATTATGAACCGGAAAACTGCCGATGGGCTACACAAAAACAGCAACAAAGAAATAAAAGCACAAATAAGAAAATATCTTATGACGGTGTAGGATATGAGTCACTATCTCAGTTATCCGAAAAATTAGGGATATCCGTTGGGACTTTGCACCAAAGAATTAATTGTGGTTGGGATATAGACGATCTCGGGCATTCATTAATCAAAAGCAGACCATCAATATCTAAATGCATAGGTGTCGCAGGTGCAAGGTCTAGAAAAAATATTCAATAAACCATTTTGGTAAAGATGAAGCGGCAAGGATATTTAAAGAATTATCACTATAACGGCTTGAACACAGCGGCTTGACCGCTGATGTGTTTGGTTAACTTACGAATTTAGAAAGGGGCAACAGATGATTAAATTCAGAACGGAACGAACTTCATGGGGAGTCGTAACAAAAATAACTCCGGTAGAAGTTGAGCGCGAATCAGATTCTTCATTGTGGATCAACGGACGAAGAAGCGCGAAAACGTCACAGCACGAAACTTATCACGACACATGGGATCAAGCTCACGCTCATTTGATGGAACGAGCAAACCAGAATTGCGAATCTGCAAGGTACAATCTTCAGACTGCGAATGGAAAACTCGGCAACGTTAAAGGGATGAAGCGGCCAGAGTAATTTAACGATCAAGCACAGCAGCAACTACTAGCATTATAACGTCATAAGGCTGTGCATTTGAGCGCAGCGAAACATGCACCTGCCGCTGGTTATAGTGCGGCGGTGCCACGGAGGAAATATTATGCCTAAAAAACAAAGTTGGCCTAGAATCAAGGATCTGCCGATAGAGCAACGTGAGCCGTTTCGGCATTGGCTGAGAGGTCAAACATGCCCTTTAATTGAGGGGGTGCCTATGTCGGAACAGGATGCCTATTATTCATGGGACTACGACAGGTTTATTGCTGGATTGCCGGTAATCGACTAGCATTATAACGGCCATGGCGCTGACCCGTCCGCCGGGTGTTTGGCGGTCGGTGTCCGGCGTCCTGGTTATCTCCAGGGGGTAATTTATGGCAAAAATAGTGCGAATTGAGGCAACCAACCCAGACGATAAACATTTCGAGGGGCATCTAGTCGATTCGGATGAGTGGCACGCAATAACATCTGCTGGCCCGTGTATTCGGACAGTTTGTGGCATACAGCTTGAGGGCGACGACGGATACCACAGCGGGGAAGAGCGTCAGGGGCGCGTTACATGCCAAACGTGCCGGTCTATTTTAGAGGATATCCAGGCTATTAAGCGTTGGAGATAACGGCTTGAGCTGTGCTGCAAGCGCAGCGCAGACAGCACCAGCGTCTAGTTATATGCGTTGGTGCAATAAAAGGAGATCAGCATGCCAACAGGATATACAGCTAAATTGATGGAGTCAGGCGAAACTTTCCCGGAATTTATCATGGGGTGCGCTCGTGCTTTTGGGGCACTTATTGAAATGCGCGACAGTCCAAACGACGCGCCGATTCCTGATAAATTTGAACCGTCAGATTACAACGCAAAACGGCTTATTTCGGCGCGTGAAGAACTGGTAAAACTCAAAGCAATGAGCATCGAAGAAAGAACGACTTTTGGGGAAGCAGCAAAGGCCGAGGATATTGAGCGAAGCCGGAAATATCTTGAAAAGGCTCTGGCCGAGAACAGCCGTCTTGAAGAGATGGCCGCGCAAGTTCGCGCATGGACTCCTCCAACGAAAGACCACCAAGGGTTGAAGGATTTCATGCTCCAACAAATCGACGTGAGCAAGAACAGCGTTGACTACTCAGAGAGATCGCTGACCGAAGCACAAGCTAAGCCGGCAAAGGTGTACTACGTGGAAGCGGTATCGAGTGCTGCCCGAGACATAAAGTACCACACAGAAGGGAATGCGAAAGAAGTCGAGCGCACCAACAGTCGGACAGAATGGGTGCAGCAATTACGGGCAAGCATATAACGGCTTGAGCATCAGCGGGGATTAATCCGCTGGATGCGATGGTTATACATCGGAGGGGAATCGTGAAAATCAACCTGATTGACATAGACGGAAACACTCCGAATCTAGCTCTGATGAAAATGTCAGCGCACTGGAAAGCGCAAGGGGCAGAGGTCGTGCTTAACTCCTGCGCTCCTGCGGATAAGGTCTTTATCTCCGTTGTTTTCTCTAAGAACATGCCGCAAGCAAGGAAGATTCAACGGGCATTGGGTGGAGTTATTGGCGGGTGCGGTACAGGTGATTACTCGGTTGTTTTGCCGCCTGAGATTGAGCATATCTGCCCTGATTACACACTGTACGGGATTGACTACAGCATGGGTTTCACTTCGCGGGGATGCTTCCGTGATTGCTCATTCTGCATCGTACCGGCAAAAGAGGGCGGGGTTTCTGAGTGGTCGCCACTGGATGAGTTTGTGAGGCACAAAGATGTAACCCTGCTGGATAACAATTTTCTAGGTTCGCCCCTGTGGAAAGCAAAATTACAGGAAATGATCATCCGCAAACTGCGGGTAGACTTCAATCAGGGGCTTGATATCCGGCTGTTGAACGAAGAGAAAGCGGAACTGTTGGCACAACTCGCCCCGCCGTATCTGCGTTTTGCATGGGATAGCATGGATCTGATGCCATCTGTCAAGCGGGGAATCCGGCTCTTGAGGGATGCAGGGTTTCCGGTGAAACGGTCAAGGATAGGTTTCTACGTTCTGACAGGCCACGAAACGACACCAAAGCAGGATCTTTACCGGCTGGACTATCTGCACCGGCTCAACATCAATACACACGTTCAGCCGTTCGTGAAGAACAGACAAAATAACAGACTGTCGAGATGGGGAAATCAGCCCCGTATCTGGACAAAAAGCAGATTCAGCCAGTACACGGCATAGAGATGTTTAACAATGATTATACAGCCGATCGGCAGCGATAACTGGATAACCCGATGTAAAAGCAGAAATGCAAGGAGTAAGCCAGATGTCGTCATTAAACTGGAACCAGATTGAGGAACAGGCAAACAGGCAGTTTATCGAGCGTGAAGCCGTCAAAGCTGCTGCATCCGGGAACGGTGTATATGTGCAAATGTGCGGGTGGTGCAAGAGGAGAACGTTGAAGCTGGAAATTTATGTGGTGTTTGCTCAAAAGCGATAAATCAATGTGCTTGTAAGGGGGGAACGATGAATAGACATGGCGGGGATGGTATCTGTTGTTGTACTGAATGCAATGAAGCGTTGAAGCTTGGCGGTGCTACTTTCGAAACATCGGAAGGGGCTGAAGCGGCAAAGGTGGGAAGTGGTGAATGGGTTCAGCTGGAAGGGATGAAGCTCGGGCATGGCTGTTGTGATTGTTCACTCTGGCATCAAGTCCAGTTCAGGATTGTGGACAGTATGGGGCTTGAACAGGATGAAGCGGACCTTCACATTCAGATGAAATGGGTACGGGACCAGGAAGAAACGGTTCGGCTCCGTGAACATCAGAAAAACACTTCTACCAGGACCGTTTCTTTCGTGTCGCAAATGCCGGAAGTGCTTTTTGACGGTTTTGCCGTTCTCAACGAAGCTCGGGCCAAAGGTAGCAATGTACCTGCTCATTATGTGGCTGACGTTCTCGACGCTGTTGTGAGATTGCTTAAAAAAGAGAGAAGCCAGTGAAAAGAAAAAGCGTGTTAAATCATCAGCGGCGGGAACTGGAAAAGCAAAATGCGAAACGTTCTTCTGTTCTGTTCCAGGTTCCGCGGGACAAATGGCCTGAAACTGGCCGCGTAGATTCCATGATTGAAGCATGGTTGTCTTCTCGGTTTCTGGTCCAGGTGTTTGACGAAGGGGGTGGGATCTTCAGGGTGTCGGTCAATCGAACGTCAATGGATCAGTTCGGCAAGTGGGAAGAAAATCTTACCTGGGACGAACTCATGTCCGTGAAGCGTCAAATCGGCCGTGGGGAAAGTTATGCCGTCGAAGTGCTTCCTGAAGACAGTCAGATTGTCAACGTGGCCAACATGCGGCATTTCTGGATTCTTCCTGATCCGGTTTGTGGATGGAAACAGAGATACGCTTAACGGCTGGCGTTTGACCCGTCCGGCTTCTTGGTCGGGTCGGAACGCTGGTTAAACTACGAAAGGAAAATCAATGAGCGAAATTACCGACATAGTAACTAATTTGAAAGGCTGGTTGGACGATTGGCGAGACATTGAGGCTGACTGCGTGGGTCTGAACCGTCAACTCAAAATAGAGCAAAAGGAAGTCTTGCGCCGCTCAGTCGCAGAGATTGAAAAACTCCGTCTCGATGTGAGTTGTCTCAAGGTGCAGGTGAAAGACCGTGGCAATAGCTACAAGGCCAAAGTCCAGGAAAACGAGAAGTTACGGACAACACTCAAGGAAGTTTCGGCCCTATGTATTTGAGTGTGGAAGGGCCATAGTCGGTTAATAATGGACAGTTGTTATTTGGGTGTTGAATTGATACGCATTCCATGGTATTGTACTCCTATGAATGGAGGTTCTATATGCTAACTGTATCGTGGTTCTCAGCTGGTGTTTCCAGTGCCGTAGCAACAAAGTTGGCTATCAACGAGATTGACCGCATTATCTACACACATATTGAAGATCAGCATCCCGACACAATGAGGTTTGTAAAGGACTGTGAACAATGGTTTGGCAAAGAGATTGAGGTACTTCAATCCCCATTGAAAAACGTTGAAACTGCTTGTTTGTCTGCTGGTGGTAAGGGTTACATCACTGGTAGAGGCTTTTCTCCTTGCACCAAATACCTCAAGCGGGATGTTCGTAAACAATGGGAATATGAGCAGCCTATTGATGTTCAGCTCCGTTATGTGTGGGGAATGGATTACGGCGAAAAGTCTCGCTGTGAGGGCATTTGCCTTAGTTGTCCAAATCAGCAACATCTGTTCCCACTGGTTGAGAAGAAAATGAGCAAAGTGCAGGCTCATGAGGTATTGGCTGCAAGCGGCATAAAGCGCCCCGTAATGTATGAACTTGGCTATCACAACAACAACTGCATCATGTGTGTCCGTGGCGGAATGGGCTACTTCAACAAAAACCGCATTGACTTTCCGGAGGAGTTTGCGGCAAGGGCCAGACTGGAGAGAGTTATCGGTGCTTCGTGTATAAAGGGCGTCTACCTTGACGAACTTGATCCTACCGCTGGTCGGCATGAATTGCCTATTGCCAGTGATTGTGGCATTCTCTGCGAAGCCATAGCAATCGGCTATTAATGATGACGGAGACTCCATGATCGAGATCAACCTGCCAAACTTTACAGTAACCAGTTCAGCTGAACTTGATGAACATATTGCCGTAAAAGCTGAGTACCAACACTTACCGATGCGCTGTGTCAAATGTGGCAGTTTCAGTGCTACGTTCAAGAGGCATGATGCAAGAGACCATTGGTACTTTGACCACATAAACACAGGCAAATGCGTAAAGATTTGCGTTAAGCACCGACGTTTTAAGTGCTCGGAATGCGAAGCCATATTCTTTGAACGTATGATTGGCATTGACGAAAGGCGGGATATGACAACCCGGCTGGTCGATTGGATTGCCAACCAAAGCATTGTCCATAAATTTGATGTTGTGGCCCATAGCGTCGGCTGCAACATCAACACTGTTCGTAACATCTTCCTCGATATGTCCCACAGGGAAGAGAAGGCAATGCCGATGGTCACACCCAGGGTGCTTGGTATTGACGAGATCTGCCTTGGCAAAAAGAAACGTGATAAGTACCGCTGTGTTGTCACCAATATTGAGGGCGGCAAGCTCATCGGATTTCTACGGGATAGAGACAAGCCAACCGTCATCAAATACTTCCATACGCTTGATGCTTCTGCCGTTGAAGTCATCTGCATGGACATGTGGCCTACATACCGTGATGCGGCTCGTCTCGTCTTTCCCAAGGCTATCATTGTAATAGATCGGTTCCATATCGTCAGAATGGTACAGAACTCCATTGAGGCGTACCGGAAGCAATTACGCAGGGACACCACAGGCAGACAACGTGCAATGCTCTTCAGTGACAGATTTACGCTAATGAGCCGCAACATAGACCTTGACCCATTCAAGGAAGCCACGTTGCAAAGCTGGTTCAGGTTGTGGCCTGAAATGGAACATGTGTACGATGCCAAGGAACGGTTTCTCGATATCTGGCTGGCAGAAACCAAGGAAGAGGCCATATACCTGTACGATGCCTGGAATAACTCCATTCCTGAATATGTTCGTAAGTATTTCAAGGACATCTTCACAGCCTTTTCCAATTGGTCGAATGAGATATTCACGTACTGGGATTACAAGTTTACCAACGCCTTTACCGAGGGCTTAAACAGCGTCATCCGTAGAGTTTATGACTCTGGCGAAGGCTATTCGTTTGAAGTGCTACGCTTTAAGTTACTGTTCACCAAAGGCACTCATCAGCTGTATCATAAGAAGAAACCTTTCAAGGCAAGGGCATTTGATAATTGTACTTTTGCCCGGACAACTGGTGCTACCGATGACACTGAAACTGTGAGTTACGGTGTAGACATTTCCACACTGATTGAGTTCGTTAACTCAGGTAAGATTAAATGACTTTCCACACCCAAGTGAAGAGGGCCGAAGTTTCCGGCTGTCAGACAAAACACGACACTGAAAAACTCTGTGATGGTTGTCTCATTTCAATTGCCGATGCCTTGGCAGAGTAGTTTAACACAGGAGGTCAGCCGCTTGTCGGCTGTACCGGCAGTTATAATTTAGTTGACAAATTACAGAGATAGGCGATAATAGCGCAAACAGACAAGTGACTCTCCACCGACGAGGGAAGTATTATGGCAAAAGTGCCGACAAAACCATCCGCAAAACCCACCACACGCAAAAGGGCAAAACCTGCAAAGGATGCGCCTGCAAAACTCACCCTTAAACAATCCCCCAAAGAAACCATAGAACAAGAACGCTTGAGCATAATGGACGAAATATGCGAAGAAATAGCAAACACTGATAAATCATTGTGGGATATATGTTCAGTGCATCCAAATTTGCCATGCTCTCGTACAATAGCCAGATGGATTGCTGATGATGAGACATTATGTCAGAAATACTCGCGCGCGAAAGAACTACAAGCCGACTTCATGGCAGCTCAAATTCGTTCTATAGCCGATGAATGTAGGATAGGCGTAAAGACTACCGACCGTGGAGAAGGCAAAGTGGAAACAGTCACAGGTGATATGGTGGAACGATCTAGATTGCAAATCGACGCTCGTAAATGGCTAGCCTCAAAACTTGCCCCAAAGAAGTACGGTGACAAGATGGAATTATCCGGAGATTCTGATTCACCTCTGACGATTCGTGTTGTTAATTTCAGTAACACTAAATAAAGTGCCAAAATAAACGAGATTATATCCAAGCAGGTTTAATATGGCTGAAATAACGCTTCCTAACAACTGGATACCCCGCGGTTATCAAATGCCGTCATGGTCGTATCTTGAAAATGGAGGCAAGCGGCTTGTTGAGGTATGGCATCGCCGCGCTGGTAAAGACGAAGTTGCCTTGCACTGGACTGCGGTTGATATGGTTCAACATCCCGGTAACTATTGGCACATGCTTCCAGAATACTCACATGGCCGTCGCGCCCTATGGGATGCAGTAAACCCGCACACAGGAAAGAAACGAATAGACGAAGCATTCCCACCTGAAATACGCACTAAAACCAACCAACAAGAAATGAAAATAGAAGTAGTTGGTGGCGGCATATGGCATGTTGTCGGCTCGGATAATTTTGACGGCCTTGTTGGTTCGCCGCCGCGTGGGGTTGTATTTTCCGAATGGTCGCTCGCTGATGCTAGGGCGTGGGGATTCATTGAGCCGATACTTGAAGAAAATGGCGGATGGGCGATATTCCCCTATACGCCGCGTGGAAACAACCACGGAAAAACGATGTACGACCATGCGAAAGCTCATCCCGATTGGTTTGCCTCTCTGCTTAGAGCCGACCAAACTGGAGTATTTACACAGTCGCAGCTCGACAACATCAAGGCCGGTTTGATTTCTATTTATGGCGATAATGAGGGGCTTGCTCTTTACAGCCAAGAATACGAATGTTCGTTTGAAGGGTGTGTGCCAGGTGCTTACTATGCAAAACAGATGGCGCAAGCCCGACAAGAAGGGCGCATTTGCCGCGTGCCTTATGACAATATGTCGGAGGTTTATACGTTTTGGGATTTAGGTGTAGATGATTCAATGACGATTTGGTTTATTCAGCCAGTTGGCCGAGAATTCCGAGTGCTGGACTATTACGAAAATACCGGATTTGGACTTGAACATTATGCTAAAGTTATCAAAGAAAAACCGTATGTGTACGCAGAGCATATAATGCCGCACGATGCTAATCAGCGGGAAATGACCAATTCAGAGATAGCGTTGAGCCGCAAAGAAGTAGCGGAAAATCTAGGTATCAGGCCAATTACTGTAGTTTCCCGCGTCAAAAACGTAGATACGGTTGTGCAAGTTCATATACCCGCAGTTAGAAATATTTTAGCGAGATGCTTGTTTGACGAATTGAAATGTGCTAAAGGTATCTCTGCGTTAGAAGGCTACTGTGCTGAATACGATGAAGAAAAAAAGAAATTAGGCAACCGTCCACTCCATAATTGGTGTTCGCACGGTTCAGACGCTTTTAGAACTTTTGCGGTAGGGTATAGCGAACCGGGCATTGAAGAAAAATACGAAGAACCGATGCAAGAGACAGGTTATGGCGGATATGGGAGATAACGAATGATACCACAACTCAAAGAGCGCGACATTTCATGGCTTACCAATAATATCCAACGCGCCAACATATGCGAGGATTTCGACGAGGCCACGCTCAACGCCATTGGCTCCGATGTACTCAAATGGCATGAGATAGACGACGAAAGCCGCAGCGAGTGGAAAGAACAAGTAATGATCGGCATGGACATTGCCAAGCAGACGCTTGAAAAAGGCAACGGGCCTATTGGCGCTTTATCTGCTAAAACCAAAGACCCACTTATTGCAGAAGCTGCAATGAACTTTTCTGCCAGGGCAATGGCTGAAGTTGTCAGAGGCAAGGATATTGTGAAAACAGAGGTTGTGGGTGATGACCCCACAGGCACAAAAGAGTCAAGAGGCAAGCGCGTCAGTCAGTGCATGTCATATCAGCTCACCAAGCAGCAACCCGAATGGATACCAGACACAGACCAGCTTTTGACCTCAATGCCCATTATCGGCATGTATTACAAGTTTACCTACCGTGACGCAGAGAATAACCGCAATGTGTCATGCTCGCTTTCCCCGCTCGAAACCGTAGTACACAACGACACAAAAACACTCTCACTCGCTGACCGCATCGGCAGAGAATTCAAGCGCAACAAAAACTACATCATCGAAAAGATCAGGGCGAATCAGTGGGCAGATATTGAAGCGAAACTCTCACCCGAAGAAGATTGCCCGTTACAGGACTTCGTGGAGCAGTACTGCTGGTATGACCTGGACGCAGACGGTTACAAAGAGCCTTACCTTATCACGGTACACAAGGAATCGGGCGCAGTTGCCCGTATATGTGTCTGCTACGACGAGGACGGGCTTGTAACTGAGGGCAGCAAGGTGCTACGAATCACTCCGGTTGAATACTACACCGAGTTTTCATTCCTGCTCCAGCCTGATGGGTCGTTTCACAAAATGGGCTTTGCTCAGTTACTCGGAGCAATCAACCAAGAAATCAACACGCTACAAAACCAACTTATTGACTCTGGCACAATCGCTAACTTACGCCCCGGTTTCATCGGCAAGGGGGCAAAACTCCCCGCAGGCGGTATTGTCGCTAAGGTAGGCAGGCTTACCCCTGTTGAATCCAACGGCCAAGACCTGAGAGCAAACATCTACTTCCCCGACTTTGCAGGGCCGTCTGATACTCTGTTCAAACTTCTTGGACTGCTGGACGAAAAAGGCCACAAACTTGCTTCCATCTCCGAAGGTATGCAGGGCGAGACAGGCGGGGCAAACGTACCAGCGACAACCACGCTTGCTCTACTCGATCAGGCATTGAAGATTTATACTTCAATCCTCTGGCGGCAGTATCGTTCATTTGAGCAGGAGTTTATCAAGTTGTACAAGCTCAATGCTCAGTATCTGACCGACAAAGAATATATCAAGATTGTTGACATCACCGCCGAAGATTTGCAGGCGATGGGTATAGACCAATCACAGATAACGGAAAGCAGCCAGATCCTTGTCAGCAAAGACTTTGACATTGAAAACTGCGACATTGAGCCTGTAATGGATCCGAAAGCATCCAGCGAAGCTCTCAGGCTGGCACGGTTGAATGCTATGGCACAAGCCGCTGGTATGCCTCCCGCTGTTGGCCGTATTTACCTTAAGGGCATTGGTTGCAGTCAGAAGGACATTGACGACATATTCCCACCGCCACAGATTGACCCGCAGACAGGTCAACCAGTGCCGCCGCCTCCTGACCCAAAGATGATCGAAGTACAGGCCAAGATAACCCAAATGGCGCATCAGGGTGAGCAGAAGGACAGAGAACTAGCTTTAAAGCACATGGAGATGGAACAGAAGGAAACAGTCGCGCTTTACACAATAGAAAAGCTACAGGCTGAAATAGCGCACATCAAGGCAACGTCCATACTTGCACTTGCACAGGCAGAAGCCGCTGAAGTCGGAACACAGATGGGCGTATATCAATCAGAACTTGACCAACTCAACGCAGACCGCGAACATGAATTAGCGGTTATATCACAAAAGATGGAAGCCCAAGGAGGCGAGAATGGAACAGGAACAGGGAATGACGGAGATTCCACAGGTAAGTCAAGTGATGCTAAAACAGTGGCTCAACCAGAAGACAACCAAGCTGATAATGGCGCACCACAAGATGCAGCAGGAGTCGTTGGAGCAGCAACTAGCACGGGGGCCGATGGGATTGTCACCGGAGACAGCGGCGATGCAATGGGCGTTAGTATCGGGAACAATAGCGGGGCTCGACCAGATACTACAGCTGCCGCTCTTGCTGATGCAGAACGAAGACCAATGCATTGACTAAATAGCTAAAATATAGTAAATTACCACAACTTTACGCCCTACCCTTAGCGGGGGAAAAGACAGTTTCCGGCTGTTCTGGGCGCAATTTTCCAATGATGTAACCAGAAACCAAACTCAAGGAGGGGAAAATGGAAATGACACCGCTTTTGTACCGCCTCATAGTAGAGCTCGACCCGATAGACAAGTTTGCCGAAGGTTCAAGCGTTATCACTAAGCCAATGGGACTTATTGACCGCGAAGAACAGAGCCGATGCCGTGGCCGTATCGTAGCCAAGGGGCCGTATGCTTTTAGTAACCATCCCGAAGGGCAGCCGCTTATTGGTGATTTTATCCTATTTGCTCAGTTTGCCGGCGACTTTGTGAAGGATAACGCTACCGGCAAGGATTACCGCGTGATTGACGACCTGGAAGTGAAGGCCATCATCCCACAGTCAGCCGACAAAGTATCACCGGGGCTTTGATATGACCGCCGCCGACCAGATCCGCCAGCTGATGAAGTCATGGACAGATCAGGAACTGCAGTCGTTCGCCGCTAAGTTGTTGATTGTGGCACAGCCTGGCTTTCATGGGTCAAAACAAATCCACTATGCAAATGGCAGGCCAATGAAACTGGTTGATACGGTTACAAGGCCGATATGAAGATGAAAATCACCGATATCACCGGAGGCAGTCCGGTTGCGCCGATCAGGAAAGCTGTGGTTATCCCGCTAAACAACGTCACCAAGCTGGACATACCTGCTGACAGAGTTCTGGAAGGCGCAATGGGAAACCTTGACGGCGTAGTGATAATGGGGCGGCAACCGGACGGAGAATATTATTTTGCATCGTCTATCGCTGACGACGGAACTGTTTTATGGATGATGGAAAAATTGAAGCTTAAATTGATGGGCGTTGAATAAATCTTGACAATTATATGCGTTTTGTGAAAGTCTAGCGCATAGTGACAAAAATTGTCACGCAACAAATAACAGCCTCATCCTAAAACGAGGGCCGTATCTCTAACGAGTGCGGCCCTTTTTTATTATCCCAAGCTCAAAGGAGCGACCAATGGCAGAGAACGAAGGCACCGCAGAGAGCGGCGAAAACGAAGGAGCTGGCGAAGGCGTAGAACATCACGAAGCGGCACCGCCATCAGTTGAAGAAATAGCCAAGGCAATCGGCTACCGCAGCAAAGAGGAGATGAAAGACCCAACGAAGCACGTTGACGCGGCTGAGTACATCAAGCGCACTGCCAAGTTCAACGAGGACTACCGCAAGGAGATCAAAAACCTCAAACGCTCGCAGGACGGCATCGCTGCAACAATTCAGCAGATAGCCGCTGACAAGTTTGCAGAGGGTGTGAGGGCGGCAGAGGCAAAGCTTGCAGAAGCAAAAGCGGCATATGATCCAGATGCAATAGAGGCCGCAGCCCACGAAGTTAGAGAAGCAAAGCAGAAAGCCGCGCAGGTTGCAACCGTACCGGCAACAGATCAAGCAGAGATCGACGCATTCTGTGAACGCAATACATGGTTTGACACAAACAAGACGATGAGAACGGACGCACTGGAATACAGAGAGAAGTTCGTTAAGCGTAATCCAGATGCAACAACCGCCGAAGTGCTTGAATACGTCGAAACCAAGATCAAGAAAGACTATCCCGACAAGTTCAAGGCGACAGAACCGGCAGAGCGCAAGCAGTCACCCGCTGGGCCGGAAGGAGTTAAGAATAACAACACCGGAGCCGCCGCCTTATGGGAGAAGCAGGAAAAGGAACTTTCAGACTTTGAACGCAACACCATGAACGCGCTTTGCGCCCAGACCCATAACGGCAAACCGATTACCACTAAAAAACAATACATAGAGTCACTGGCCCAGAGTGGCCGGTTCGGGAGATAACAAATGAGCCAGAATCCAAGAGTGGATAACAGAACAAGAGAAGCACGGGAACAAAAAGCTACCGGCGTACCTCAGCGTCCGCGCAGTAATCGCGCTGGTAAACTATCAATCCCGCAAGAGTTCATCAAGCCCGGTTATGTGCCTTATCTGGCAATCAACAAACCCGGCAACATTGAACAGATGATTAGCGAAGGATGGGAGCATATCATTGCTGACTCATCTATCGCTAATCTGACCACAAGTGAAGACGCTACGCAGAGTGGCACGAAGTTCACAATCCCCGCAGGGGGAGGATTCATCTATTACGGTCTACAAATCAGACCGGAGTGGCACAAGGAAATTCAGGACGAACGCCGCCAAGAGTTGGCGGAAGCAGAACGCGCATTAAGGACTCCAAGCAACAATGGACTTCCTTTGAACGCTGAACTGTACGAACGGGACAGCGGTGGAAAAACTTTTGGTTTAAAATCAGACATTCAAAACATTTAAAGGAGTTATATTATGGCAAATATCAGCCGAATCAACGGGTTTGTTCCCGTTGGTAGTATTACCGGTGCTGAGAACAACCTGAAAGAAATGACGTGCGCTTTCGCCGCTGGCGAAGGTACTGCCACTTTCATCGGGGATCTCGTGCTGTTCACTGGCACCGCAGACGCTTATGGCGTCCCTTTCGTTAAACAGGCCGCAGCTACTGACGTAGGGCTTGCTGGTGCTGTTGTATCGTTCGACGTTGACGGCACAAAACTGGAGCAGACTTACCGCACTGCAAACCAGGTACGTTACTGCAAAGTCAACGTTGATCCAAACACCATCTATGAAGTTCAGGCAAACGCCGCACTTGCACTGACGGATATGGGTATGCGATTCAAGCCGGTTGTTGGATCGGGCAGCACCACACTCGGTACTTCAGCAATGCAGCTTGACGCTTCATCCAAAGCAACAACCAGTACCTTCCCGCTGACAGTAATCAAATATCAGCCGGACACTACACCAGCCGCGCTTTATAACCGCGTGCTGTGCAAAATCAATTCACATTACTTCGGGAGTCTTGGAACTCTCGGCGTACAGGGGAGCTAACTAATGGCTATCGTCGGAACGGGAAATTTTAGTAAAGCGATGTTGCCGGGCGTTTTTAGTTGGTTCGGCATTGACTACAACGAGTTTCAGAAATTCACGCCTCAGATGTTTGATGTTGTGAAATCGGAAAAACTGTATGAAGAAATGGTTTCTGCTGGTGGCCTTGGCCTCATGAAGCAAAAGGACGAAGGCGACGGCATCCAGTACGATGCTATCCAGCAGGGTTATGTAACCCGTGTGTACAACAAAACATGGGCGCTCGGTCTCCAGTACACCGAAGAAGTGATCGAGGATAACCAGTATAAAGCGGATGGCCTTGCTATCCTGTCGAAAGAAGCTGGCCGTTATCTCGCCCGCGCTGCTGGTAAAACGGAAGAAACACTTGCGGGTAACTTCTACAACAACGCTTTTACAGCATTGGGCGGCGATGGCGTAGCATTTCTTTCCGCTTCTCACCCGACCGTAAGGGGTGCAACCTACTCCAATATGCCGTCTGTAGCTTGCGACATTTCGGAACTGGCACTCGAACAGGCCAACATTGATATTAAGCGTCTCAAAGATGATGCAGGAACGATCATCCAGCTGATGGCTAAGTCAATCATTGCCCCACCGGAACAGGAGTTCGAAATCAACCGTATTCTGAAATCCACAAACCAGAACGACAGCGCAAACAACGCTATCAATGCTCTGAAAAATATGGGGAGCTTTCCCGGCGGCGTGGTAATCAACCCTTACCTTTCCAGCGCAAAGGCATGGTTTGTTCGCACAGACGTAATGCCCGAAAAAGGTCTGGTATGCTTTGACCGTATCGCCAGCAAAGTCAGCGATGATAACTCGTTCGAAACTGGGAACGCGAAATTCAAATGTAGATTTCGTAGATCCTTTACCGTGGGTGACCCAAGAGCATGGTATGGTAGCCAAGGAAATTGAGAGTGACAACTTAAAGAGTCATTGACTTTAAGGAAAAAACAGGGCATAATCAAGCCATCTTATTTGCAACTACGTAGCCATGACAACTAAATATCGCCTAACCGTAATCAGGGGGCAATTCCATCACGGAGTTGCCCCTTTTCGCGTTTTATCAACCCTTGTGCCTTTCGGGGTGCTTGGTAATTTCAAGTGCAAGGAGTAACAAATCATGCCATTAACAAATTTCCCCAAAGGTATTTCCAGTTTCGGTGTCCCAGTATTGGGCGGCGCAGTTCCCGCCTCTCCAGGCAAGTATTTCTTTGTCAACTATGGCACAGGCATTGACGGCGCTGGACGTGGCCGCAGTGTTGACCGTCCCTACAAAACCGTTGCCTACGCTCTCACGCAATGCACAACCGACAACGACGATGTGATTTGCCTCATGGGTAGCGCAGTTCACGTACTGACAAGTATGTTGACTGTTTCTATCAACCGGGTACACATCATCGGGATCGACGGAACGAACGGTCGTTTTTACGGCCAGAATGCGAAGGTGTATCTTGGTATCACTGGAGTTGCAACCAACATCGGCACGATGATTAACACCGGTGTTCGCAACAGCTTTACAAACATCAAGTTTATGAACGCCGATACCGTTACACAGGGACTTTATACCGTAGTTGAGGGTGGAGAATACACCCTTTACAATGGCTGCGAGTTCTACAAGGAAACCTTGCTCAACGGGACTACCGTTTCTGAGTTTGTTTCCAACGGTGACAGCACCCAGATATTGAATTGTACTTTCGGTTCGCTTGCCAACCTTCAAGTTGGCGACATTATCCGCGCATCCGTAAGAGTGACAAAGGGACTCGCCGGAACTGGCCTTGTTTCCCGAGATGTAACTTTCAAAGGTTGCTACTTCTGGAAATCAGCAGGTGGAACAACCGGCGCGCACGTTTACGGCGCCAACGCAACGGACGTTGAGCGCATGATGATCTTTGACGATTGCAAGTTCATCAACAACAAACTGGCAACCGCCGTGCCTGCTCAGTGTGTACAGTTCGGTGCTTCACTCACAGTAGGTCAGGTGCTGATCAACAACTGCGTATCGATCAACAACACCAAACTATCGAGCACGACCGGCGTATTCGTCCAGGGTTCTGTACCTACTGGCGCAACTACCGGCATCGCCGTACAAGGAGCATAACATGCCAGATAGATATGAGTTCGTCCCATTTGTGGAAGAGGCACCCGCCGCCGAAGAACCCGAAGTAACTCCGGAGGCACCCGCCGCCGAAGAACCCGAAGTGTAAGGGGTATTTATGGCCGCCACTTTGCTGACTACGTTCCCTATTAATGGAACACGAAACTTTGTAGCGCGGATTGACATCACCGGTGACAGTGCCGGTGATGTTACCGCTACCCCTATCATTGACCCTCTGGCAGCTATATCAGGAGTTCAGGCATCCGTAGGCTTGACCGGTCTGCCCACTAATCTCAAGATCAAGTCCATCAACTATAACCTGGCTGGATTCAAAGCCGCTCTGTTATGGGATGCCGATACTGACGTTCTTGCTTGTGCTTTGAGCGAGTATGACGGAGAGATTGACTTCTTTGAAATGGGCGCACCGCTCCTGAATAACGCTGGCACAGGAAAGACAGGCAAACTTCTGTTGTCTACATCCGGCATTGCCGCTGGGGACTACGGAACAATCATCATCAAAGGGTATCACGAGTAATGGGGAATAAAGATTACCTCAAGCTCGGTTCAATCAACGTAATTTGCGATAGATGTGGTTTTAAAGCAAAAGGCGATGATTTGGTCAAGGAATGGACTGGATTATATGTACACCCACAGTGCCTTGAAATTCGCAACCAGCAAGACTTTCTAAAAGGAGTACCAGACTGCAAACCTAAGTCATATTATCGCCCAGAAGCGGTAGAAACCTTTGTAGATACCAGCACCACACCTGATGCTTATTTACTGATACCGTGAGGCGCTAAATGCCGACAACTTTTTACCCTGTACGCGACACCCTTATTAAAGCATCTCTCAGGTTGGTGGGCGCTTACAACTCCAATAGCCAGCCTTCAGCCGACCAGATGCAGGACGCCGCCGAAGCTATCAACTTCATGCTTAAATCATGGCAGGTTGATGGCTTTTTGTGGTTGAAAAAATTTGCCCTATTGACACTTGTGCCAGGGCAGGCAACATACCTGCTCGGCCCCGCCGCTGATGGCACTCCCTCACCTGATGTATGTGTATATCAAGGCACCGCCACTCAGGTTGACCGGCCTACACGCATTCAAGCCGCCGCATATCGTAACTCATCCGGATTTGACCGTCCACTAACACCAATGAGCCGGGACGAGTACATCAAACTCACCAACAAGACCAATCAAGCGCCGTGTGTTCAATTTTATTACAACCCGCAATTGTACCAAGGCGAGATAACCGTCTGGCCTGTACCGGCTACCGCTGATACAATCTTTTTTACATGTGATAGAGGTATTGCGGATCTTCTTAATGATACCGATACGCCGGACGTACCGCAAGAATGGTTGCGCCTTATTAAATTTGGGCTTGCCGTTGAAATTGCGCCGGAATACGCCATGCCAGCGGGAGAACTTGCGCGACTTGAACAGCGATACAACGACATGCGGAAAGTGATAGACGATTACGACAGAGAGCCGTCAGTATCTTATTTTGAAGTGGAGCGGTAATGTCAACGCCTTTACCTCTAAATGAAGTTCCATTTTATAATACTGATACTATCGCCAATTCACTGTCGGCGGACTCGATGTTTGATACGTACTTAGAAAAAGTTCCCGGTGTCGGCTTTGTCACGCGCCGCCGCCCAGGCCTTAAACAGTTTTCGGATCTCGCCACAGGCGTACAGGGTGATGGTCTTTTCTCATGGGAGGCGTCAGGCAAAGTCATTGCTGTTTCCAATGGTAAGGCGTTTGAACTTGCCGCAGACGGCACAGCAACTGATATAACAGGCGCATCTTTAAACGCTGGTGTACCTGTTGTGTTTGCCGATGGTCAAGCTACAGACGGCACGCCGTGGCTTTACATGGCTACTGGAAAGCTCGTTTATTCAATTAACGGCGGGAATACAACGTTTCCCGTATATCAGGGGCAAAAGGTTATCACCGCTAACTACACAGGATTTGCAACACTTGTTCATGACGCATCGTGGTCACTATCAACTTCACACGGCCCCACTGCCGAAGATGGGGTTATCGTTACCATAACAAACCCTACAACCATTGATTACTCAACATTAACCGCTACAGTCACCGGCACCGACATATACGATGCTGTACAGACGGAAAGCATAGCTTTACCCGCATCACAAGGCACCACCCGCACGACAAGCTACTTTAAAACAGTAACCAGCATTACACCTTCCGCAACTATTGGGAGCGGCACTGCTAACGCGTCAGGATTTGCTGCAGCTGTTACCGGAGCGACATGGACACTTACATCAACCGCGCCAACAGACGGCCACGAACGGCTAGTCACTATTACCGGACTAACCGCCACCGATCATTCAGGTCTTAGCGCGACCATAACCGGTACCGATGCAAATGATCTTGTACAAACCGAAACAGTAACATTGCCGAATGGAGCGGTTGCCGTAACTTCAACATATTATTTTAAAACCGTGACCAACGTTTCACCATCTGAAACCATTGGCGCAGATACGATGAATATTGGCTGGAACGCATACGGAGGGCTTGAACTTGGGTGGTCTGACGCTTCGGTGGAACTGACCAGTTCGAACGTACCAGCTGCTACTCACGTTGCTTATATCAAGGGCAACTTTTTAGCAAATGAACCCGACACCAACAGGTTTGATTTTACCGACACAAACCCTATTACGGGGATAATGGACAATGCTTATTGGGGCAGTACCGACAATCCACTGACCTGCGATGCTAAAGGTGATAAACTGCTTGCAATATTTGCCGCTTGGCAGGAACTTTACGCCTGCGGTACCAACGGCATAGAGATATGGCAGAACGACGGAGTAACACCTTATAGTCCTATTGCGGGGGCTTTTACTGAGGGCGGTATCGAAGCGCCATATTCGGTTGTTGTTGCCGACAACACAGTATTTATGCTTTGCGTCATTGGTGGAAACCGAGTTGCAGTCAAATTTCAAGGGCGTGCGCCGGTTGCATGTTCTGATGCTATTGGGCGAATTCTGGCAGAGATGGAAACCATATCCGACGCTGTAGGAGATTTAATAGGTGTTGGCGGTTTGGCCATGTGGTTATTGACCTTCCCCACTGCAAAGCAATCATGGGCGTATGATTATAAAAATGACGTGTGGGTCAGGTGGGGCTACTGGAACGCATCATCTGGAGAACATGAGCATTTTTTAGGTCAACACACTTGTTTTGTAAAAGCATGGAACAAACACCTCATCATGTCACGGGTGGACGGAAAAATATACGAACTTGACCGCGCTACGTTCAACGACGATGGCAATGAGATGGTGTCATATCGGCGCACTGGATGGCTGAATCACGGCACCTATAACCGCAAAGTGTGCGACCAGTTTTATGTCAAGTGCAAAGCAGGCGCATCAAACATCGGCACTCTAATTCTTAGATTTAGGGATGAAGGTAATGAGGAATGGTCGAACTGGATTACCGTACCATTGCAGCCGGTAGGACAGCGCGACTTCCTTGCTAAAATGAACCGCTTTGGCATGTACCGCAGCCGTCAATACGAATTCAGGCTGACTGATGACGCAGATTTGGTTCTGGTTGGAGTCGATACCGAACTAAGGGGGCTATCCTCATAATGCAAGGGCCATTCACTAAATTACCGCGTCCACCGCAAAACAGGGGCGGCAACATCGACCCGTTTGAACTGGAAAAATGGTTTACGCGGATATGGCTTATTTTGTCCGGCATCCCCGGCATCACATGGGACATCATCGACAAGACCGGATCAAAGCTATCTGACCTTGAGTTTAGAACACATATCATGTTGCAGAACGTATTCGGTGCCGATGTTACCAATACCGACAAAGTAATTGAAGATACTGACCACGTTAAGCACGTATCAGACGCACAGGCTAAATACTGGCAGGACGGATCAGCCGCAGGCTTTCAGTCAATGGCAGAAAACGTAATGATAGCAACACCGCACCAGAACACAACACGCCCGTCATACGAAGGGCTTTATATCATGGGGGGCATGTAATGGCTAACCCGCTTTTGACACCAATTACGATAATGGCCGGGACGTTGCTACCATCATCAGCGCCGGGTACGCCGCAATTTACCGCAACAAAAAAAACCGTAATCAAGTGGATTGAACTAAATAACACTGATTCAGTAGCACGAACGGTCACTTTTTACACCGGTGCCGTAACTGACGCTAACCAGGTGTTTAAAGTCACGCTTGACCCCGCTGGAACAATGGGCGCTGAACAACAACGTGCATCTTCGGCCATTGTGGAAATAGGCGGAATTACAGTGATGATTGCCGATGCAGCAAGCAAAGTCAGGGCGGCTATTTATGGCGCGACTTTTGAGATGGTGTGAAATGGATACTGATAAAGCTATATCAAAACTAGACTCCAACAATTTTAGGGAAAGCATTGCCGGATTTGAACAGGCTTTGATTGATGTGGGAGGCGAACGCAGGGTAGGACAGGTTAATGATATTTTCCCTCTTATCCATCGATTTGTTCCGGGCATGTATTGTAGGGAAATATTCATGTCTGCCGGTTCAGTTATGACAACTATGATACACAAATACGACCATTTTGCATTTGTGCTATCTGGAAAAGCGCGCGTCGTATCCGAATCAAGTGGTGATGAAATTATAACTGCCCCATGCGTAATAACCACAAAAGCGGGAACTAAAAGAGTGCTGCAAATACTGGAAGATATGCGGTGGTGTACGGTTCACCTTACCGAAAATAACGGGAATGTCTCCACCAAAAACGAAAACAATCTTGATGACATTGAAAAAGAAGTAGTTGCAGCAACATACGAAGAATTCTTAAGCATTGGCGGAACGCCCACAATCAACATCGGGCTAAAGGAGTAATATATGGCATGGGTAGCCACAGCGATAGTCGGTACAGCAGCGGTCACTGCTGGGGTAGGAGCGTATGGTGCCAATAAAGCCGCAAGTGCCACTACTGACGCGGCAAACACAAACCTGCAAGGTACAAACGCAACACTGGCTCAACAGAAAGACATATATAATCAAGATGTAGCCAGAAACAAACCTTTCTACGATACAGGGGTGGCCGCTAACGCCAACTTGGACAAGATGGTAAATGGCGGCTATAACATGTCGGAAAGCCCCGCCGCTCAGTATGAATTGCAGCAGGGTACTAAAAGCCTAAATAGACAATTAGCCGCGAGGGGATTGCTCGGATCAGGTAACGCATCCCAACGGTTGGCTGAACTCTCAAGTGGAGTCGCCGCAAGCGACTACAACAACCAATACAACAGATTGCTAGATCAGGTCAAAATTGGTACGGGGGCAAGTGCATCGGCAGGGAATGCAGGAAACCAAATGAGCAACAACCTTAGTAATGCCAACGCCGCTAACTCTGCTTCAAATACCGCCGCAGGAGCAGGAAGAGCTGCTTTGTATTCAGGTTATGGCGGGCTGGTAAACAACACAGTCAGCACCGGAATTAACGCTTATGGCGCGCTCAGTGGCAACGGAGCAGGCATGTCTAGCAACGGGTTAAACAACAGTTTAGATACTGGCATGAGTGCAGCTAATTCAACGCTTGCCGGTAGCTCTTTTGGAGGTCTGTAATGGCTGTAGATCCTTGGGGCGGTTACAACGATTCAGTAAATAATTTGAATAACACGCTTGTGAATGTTCAGAATAGAAACCGGCAGTCTGCGCTTGATGACTTAAACGCACAGACCGCTAGACAATCTCTTGCTATGGGAAATATCCAGTTAGAAGATGCACAGCGCAGGCAGGCCGACACAGCCGATCTTAGATCGCAACTAGCGGGAGTACAACCACAGACAACAACAACCATAACTCCTGCAAAAGCAAACTCTGGCACCGCGGCGCAGATGTTGGGTGTAGGCGTTGCCCCTGGCGCTCAGTACTTAACGCCTCATGCCGCTCCAACCACGGCACCGACTACAGGGCTTGAAGGAGATATGCAACAGGCCGGACTTGCCGAAGCTCCAACCACGGCACCGGACGCAAGCGGTTTTAATTTACCACAAGAATCAGCAAGCCCAACGGTACAGGCTTACAATGAGGGGAGAGTACAAACCAATACCAAAACAGAAGCACAGCAGAAAATGGAAATACTCACTCAACACGCTATTAAAACCGGCGATTACGACCAGATAACGAAAGCAATCAATCTCGATAGCATAATGGCAAAACATAAAGCGGAACTTGAATCAGGGGGTGGAGATTTAACCGCTTATGTTAAAGGTCAAATGGATTTAACAGCAGGCAAAGACCTGATAGGAACCATCGGTCCGTTAATGTTGAAAGGGGATGCAGGCAGACAGTTAGCCGCACGTTACCTCGCCGCAGCACAAGCCGCAAACCCAAACAATCAAATGTTGAAGGATGCTAAACTCGATGACTTCACAATAAGCAATGGCTCGCCAGTGCAGCGTGTATATGACCCTCAAACAGGGCAACTACTAGGCCATAATATACTAGACCCCACAAAAGGAACTATGGAGTTTAAACAATCCAATACGGCGGAATTAGCACACCAGACGCACACTGTAAAATCAGCGGATGGTAAAACAGCACAGGACTTCCAGTATAATCCGGCTACCCAGGCTTTTGATAAACCTATTGGGCCAGCTTATGCTGTTGCGTCTCAAGTTCCATCGGTTCACGTTGCCGGTTCTCAGATGGTAGCAAGAGAAACGATGCAGGGTGTGACTACAGGCGGGAAACCGGTTTACAAGGACTCACACGGCGGGGAACCTTTTGTATATGTCGACGGGAAGCAAGTACCATACAGGGGTGCAATAGTACCAAAGGCCGAAGGAATCAACCTCGACCCAGAAGCAGCACCGGCAGCCGCTACTATTGCGGATAAAAAAGCGAACTCAGCCGCACTCAGAAAGAACACCGAACGACTCACCACTCTGACTACGTTCACAAACAGAATAGACAACACACTTCCCATACTTGAAGAAGTGGCAACAAAATACGGGCAGAACTTGCGGCCTATGCTCAATAACCTCAGAAGCGGAGCAATCAACAAAATAGGCAGTCCGGAAGCCGTTGCTGACATGAAAAAACTTGACCTTGCCTTAATCGCAGTACGTGGCGAACTTGGTAAAGTAGAAACCGGGAACATAGGATCTTCAGGGGTTGATGTTTCAACGGCTAACGAATGGCGTAAAACATTGAACGGCGATATGGATGCTGCAACCATACTTAAGTTGACACCATTTATCAGGATGCTTTCGAATACTTCTAAAACTTCAGTATCACAGGTCAACGACGATATAAGAGCCAGAATGTCAGGCAAGACACAACCATCAAACGGCATTAAAACCGCCGCCGACCTAGCTAAATCACTGGGGTTATAATATGGACGTTACTTCAATCATTCAAGGTGATGGATTCAAAAGACTGCCCCCCGCAGAGAAAGCGTCATTTCTGCGCCAATACGTACCAGAATACCAAAATCTACCTACCGCAGAGCAGGGTAAGTTTTTGCAGATGGTGGGCGCCGAGTCATCCGAATACCGTGGCGACAAGTCAGGGCGCAATGTTTCCGACATGGAAAAGGAGTTTATCGCCAAGGAAGGGACAACCGGCACAAAGATACGAGAAGCCGTAAAGCCTTACGTGAAGGCTGCTATGCCATACGTTCGGCCAGTTGTGGAAGGTTTGGGAGCAGGCGGTGGAGCGTTAATAGCTGGAACGGCGGCAACTCCCGAAACGCTAGGAACCGGCACAATACCGGCTGCAATCGCTGGTGGCGCATTAGGTTACGCCGGAGCAAAGAACGCAATGGACGCGGTAGACGCATGGAGCGGTAACGCCCCTATGCAAACACCACGGCAATTACTTGCAACCACAGCCGGAGACTTAGGCACAGGTGCAACTATGGAAATGGGGGGGCGGGTGGCCGGTAAGGTTATCGAGGCCGCACTCCCTAAAGTGGTTAACGCCTACCGCTCAGGCCGCGCCGCACTTTACCGCAACACTCCCGCACTTACCGAATCCGGCGTAAAAGACGCGGCTGGGCAGATACTCAACGAAAACACCGGAACCTCACCGCTTTACGAATCCAACGCCGCCGCAGCTGATGAAGTGGCGCAAAACGTCCCCGGTTTCCGCGCTTCACTTGGAGAAGCTCGCAACGATCCCGGCCTGATTAAACTGCAGCGCGGCATGGAATCGCAACCGGGTACCGCCGCCGACCTTGTAGCTCAGAAGAACGCCGCCAACCGGCAGGCACTTTCTGGAACACTTGACACGGCATTTCCGACACAGGGCAGCGTAGAAGATACTTTATCAGCCATTGCCGCGAAGAAGTCGGGACTAGAAGCGGGTACGAGTGCCGCCGATATCGCCGCGCAGAGAACGGCACAGGGATTGAAACCGGTTGATAGCCAGAGCGCAGGGCGCAACGTGGTGGATGCTCTTGAATCTGAAAGAATACCGGCTAAAAAAGCCATTGACGACCAATACGACAACTTAGGCAACCCAGCACAACAGACAAGTAATACAGCCGCCGCAATAAAAGACGTAGAAAGCAAATTCAGGCCGGGGGATGAGGATGTTTATCCTTCCCGTGCCATATCGAGAGTTAAAGAAGCATTTCAAGGAGCAAAGCCGGAAAAAGGCGCGGTGCAGATACTTGATGCACAAGGAAACCCGATACGAAACAGTATTGACCCGACAAAAGCGGAAGTTGGTTTTCAGGACTTGCACTCTCTCAGAAAAGATATAGGCCGACAAATACAGGACGCTTCAACGGGTATGAATCCCAATAGGGAACTTGCCGCCAAATTACAACATATCAAAAACGGCATTGACGCTGATATAGAAGCCAGTATGGGGACAAATAACGATTATGTAACAGCGCGTAAAGCATTCAGTGATTACGCCAATAAATACCGGACAGGTACGACAGAGGAAGTTTTAAGGCGTGGCAACCAAGCCACAGGCCGAAACGTGCCGGACGCTCTTATAGCTAAAAAGATGGCAACCCCAGACGGTGCAGATAGCTTTATAAACGCTGTTGGGCAGAAGAAAGCCGCAACCGCTATGGAGGGGCATTTCGCCGATGATCTTATGTCCAAGGCAGGCAACCCGCAGACTGGAGAACTTAACCCAAAAGCCCTAGCGTCATGGATACAAAAAAACGGCGCAGTTTTGGACAAATACGGTCTACGTGACCAATTCTCCACCGTCAACTCCGCACATCAAGCCCTTGACGCAGCAAAGACCGCAGAAGCCGCCTTTAATAAGACCGTAGCCGCCAAGATGCTAAACGCTGACCCACAGAACGCCATAGCCGCCGCAATGGGTGGCGCAGAGGGTATGAGCGCAAAGAATACCGGCGCTATCATGGCTAAACTTGTTGACCAGGTGAAGGATAACCCCGCCGCGCTGGATGGTCTTAAAAACGGTTTTAAGGACTTTATCGTTAATGCGATTGAAATGACCAAGAAAACCATAGCCGGAGATAATGCGATCAGCTCCGCAAGTATTCAAAAGGCACTCGCAAAATATGAACCGGCGATGAAAGTGCTTTACAGGGATTCACCACAACAGCTTGCCGCTTTGCAAAATATTCAGAAAGCCGTGGAGATTCAAGGCCGCAGCGCGTCAACTCCGTTGTCGGGTTCATCTGGCACTGCTGAAAACATCGGCATCCAAAATGCTCTTGGATTCATAATAGACAAAGTGCCAGGCGTAAGCAGTGCCGCAAAACTTGCTAAAGTAGGGTTGTCTGCGCTAAAAGATATTAACTCAAAAGAAGTGACGGCGCTTGTTGCAAAAGCTCTTTACGACCCAGAATTAGCGCAGACTTTGATGATGGCGGCAAAACAGCAAGCCCCAAAAGAAGTAGAGCGGCGCATATCTGCATATCTCAGCAACTACATTACAGCAGGGTCAGGCGCAATAGCCGGTCAAGGACAATCCAATGCCAGTAAATAGCGGCAATATCCCACTCAGCACAAAACCCAAAGGAGCTACTATGAAAAAGCCAATGAAAGCCGTTTCCGTTCCCAAAATAATTAAAGCCGACAAATCTGCGGATGCAAAGATGACCCCGCCTATGATGAAACGTGATATTGCCGCAGATCGTAAATTGCTTGCGGCGAAAGTCAAGAAGGGTAAGTAATTGGTTTTGCGCAACAGAAACTAGAGGAAGTTTGAAACGAGATAGTTTCAAGGTTTGGGGCAGTTAAAGGCTTGAATCACTGCAATTCATGTATAACACGACTTTTTGAAATAAACGCTTTTATTTGGCCCGACCCGCACAGAATGAGCTTTCACGGGTGCTAAAACATATTGACACAAAATATAGTGTTTTTGACAATCAAAACACAACATGTAGAAGTTATAAAAGATAGACACAATATATAGTGGTAGTTTATAAATACAACCACAACATGTAGTATTGAAAAGGGGAACCAATGGCAACCAAGAAACCCACTAAGAAACCAATCAAACAGACCCCAAAGCCGAAAGCGGCACCCCCTAAACCTAAAACACTTCCAGAGCGTACATACTACGCTTAGAAAGGGGCATGTTATGGCAGAACGTACTGAACGGCAGGGAGTAGGGAGAAGGGCGGACGATTGCGAGAAATGCCCAGACCATAGCGGCATGGTGGAAAAAGACAACAGTATGCTGACGTGGATAAAGTCAGTTTTTGCTATTGTGTCGATCGCATCTGGGATGATGGCTTATTCTGTTATCTGGCAAGCTCCTAAACTCAATACCTCAATGGCGAAGATAGAAGAGCGCATTGACAACATCAAGACGGAAATGAATTCAACTGATACCGCGCTTGATCGGCGCGTAACAGGTCTTGAAGAAACAGTGTATAAAAAGAAATAGGAGGAACCATGAAACGGTTATTTTTTGCAATTATTTGCGCTGGTCTTTTGTTCACCAGCGGCCCAACGGAAGCCGCCACACAGTTTGACTTTCTATTGTCGCAGGTAAGAACGTCTACAACGTCTCTTGCCGCTGGCAAAGTGTATTTTTATTCACCAGGGACTACTACGGCAAAAGCCGTGTACCTTGACCGCAACATGGGCACGCAAGCAGCTAACCCTTACACGCTGGACGCAAATGGCACCGCGCAGGTTTACGGCTCAGGCATTTACCGTGTAGTTATCAAGGACAGTGCAGGCGTAACTAAGTTCGACCGCGACAATATTATCATGTCCGGCGATGATGGAACGATGAACCCCGTTGACGCTACCGCAGGCAACCAGACGTTCACTATGCCAGCGACGGGGATTGTGACGGTATGCAAAACAGACTCAACAGCCAACACAGTGACACTTACGCCGCCCGTAGGTACAACCCTTGTGCTTGACCCTCTTTCGGTTGGCGGAGAGTGCGTAAAACTGGGCTTGATTGGTTTAGTATGGTATCGGGGGATTTGATGAAAAAACTGTTTCTATTATGTTTGCTTATTCCGGCGCTTGCTTACTCATTCACCTACAAAAACAACCCGCAGACCGGCAAGCCGGATCTTGTCACCACTTCCGTTACAGACCTCACCGATATCAGCACAGGGTATGTCCCGGCGGCTACGTTTGCCAATTACACAGGCATTGGCCGTGTGCCTGATACCCGCACCGTCAACGGGCAGGCTCTTTCCTCAAACGTAACCATTACCACGATCAGCGGCAACGCAGGAACAGCAACCGCACTTGCGGCCAACGGGACAAATTGCACAGGCGTAACCGTAGCTCAGGGGGTGGATGCATCAGGAAACGCCGAAAGCTGCATAACTCCGGCAGGGACTTACTCACTTCCAACTGCAACAAGTTCAGTATTAGGAGGGGTAAAACCGGACGGCACAACGATAACTAACACGGCGGGGGCAATATCTGTTGCAAATCCCCTCAACCAGAACACAACCGGCAGTGCGGATACAGCAGTCCAGTTAGTAACCAAGTCTACTAGTAGTCCTTTAGTTAACATCTATACTGTCCCTTCTAGGCAGTACATAGGTGCTGGTGGGACTGTAGACTTTGCGGGATTCTCTGGGATGATTATGGTTAATAGGTATGATACAGGCGCAGTTACCATCTACCTAGCAGGAGGGGGTAGTGTAACCGTGGTGTCATCTGTAGGAGCGCAGGTGGGTTCACTAGCTAATCATAACGCCATTTACGGGTACACGTGGACTAATACGGGATCAACGTCCGACATTGGTTTTTTTGCGGTATGCACTCGGTCTCAAAATTAAAGGAGATTTTATGAAAAGCATATTTTTAACTATTATTGCACTACTGTTTGCCACTCAATCTAATGCCGCTATTCTAGTGGTATCACCGAACGGATCATACACCACAGCAACAAGTCTATCCTCTGCTGCAGTAAGAGCGGATGCCGCAGGTAAGACCGTTGTAGTCACATCCCCACAGATATTTTCTAATATGTCTACACTTGGTGGCTGGCCTGCTGATAGAACGCTAAAAATAGAGAAGGGCGGCTCTCTCAGTACGACACAACTATTCCGCGTCAATGGGCCGTTTGAATCTGGTGTTCAAACGGTATTTACCGGAACTGGAACAGTCATATTCGCACCTGGGTCTGTAGATGAATCCAGGCCGGAATGGTTCGGAGCTTACAGTAATGGTACGAATGCAGCTGCTACTACTACAGCCATTAACAGAGCTATAACATCTTTCTCTAAGGTAAAGTTCGCCACCGGTGGAACGTATCTAGTCACTAATGTAGTATGTAATTTAAGCGGTAGGCAGTTAATCGGTGACAATACTACTATCAAGGCTACCACAGGTGTTACTGGCACAGTAATGTTGATTGCTCCATCTACTTCTGCGGTGGTGCACTCGTTAACCAATGTAGAAATAACAGGCATAACGGTAGATTCAGCATTGTCAACAGGCGCGGATTGCATCGGCGTTCAGTCTACCTCGCTATTTAAAGCTAAAAAAATAGTAACCTATGGCGGTTTGCGGGGGTTGAACATCCAGACGTCCGTGCTAGTGTATGTTGATGATAGTCTCTTTCAGGGGGCAGGTGCACACGGCTTGCTTATTGAATCATTTACTGATGGAATTGGAACGTGGGCGCAAGTGACGCGTTGCGTGGTGACTGGAAATGGTTATGGGGCAATATTTAGTAATTTCCCTTCTGTATGGGTTGATAAATGTATAATCTATAATAATACAAACTATGGGATTAAAGCAGTGATGGATGCGGGGTATCACACTTCTGGGACTTACACGGTACTAAGTGACAACGATATTGATAGTAATGGAGCGGATGGGGTAATACTTGTAAACCAGACAAAGTTTTTGCTTAGTGGTAATTGGGTGTCAGGAGGCAGAGTTTTAGCTGCAAATGGGGTATCACTATTTAATAGTCGTAATGGTAGTGTAAGTAATAATAATATATTTGCTAACGGACTTGTCGGGTTATGGATGCAAGGCTGTACGAATATATTGGTAGGAAACAACACCATTACAGATAATGGGAACTCCGGCCTGATTGCTGACACCACGGTTAACTTGAGCATATCAAACAATTTAATTTCAACTACCGCAGAAAGGTTTTTACCCAGTCCACAAGCTTACGGGGTGCTAATCCACTCAAATTGTAGTGGTTGCCAATTACTGACAAACATAATTACAGGTAACACTGTAAATGTATCCAATCTATCCACAGACACTCCAGCTATTTCATCTGGTTCGGGTGGGGCTCTAACTAACAATGGCGTACCCACCGTTATATTTACCGTAACGACTTACGGCGTATATCTAGTAACCGTTACGTTTAATGCAGATGCCAATAATTTCGGATCACTTCTACTATTTTCATACGCTAGTACAGGATCTTCTTTTATAAGCCTAAAAACAGGCACAGCTCAATCTTTTACAGTCTCCGGTGGTTCCATTACTTCAACGCAAACGACAGGCGGGTCTGCGATTACAACGGTGAATAGCATCCAATTACAATAAATTCCTAACAGCTTGCGGGAACTTAAACGACCATCAGCGGCAGGGCATGGGGGCATAGATGAACAAGATAGACACACTTGATCCTGAATTTAAAGCCAAGATAGAGCAATTGATTACAGCAATTGAAGGTATTACTGACCGCACATGGATTGTAACCGCTGGCAGGCGTACAATGGCAGAACAGTCGACACTTTACAATCAAGGGCGCACGACTCCAGGCAACATTGTGACAAAAGCCCCTGCTGGTTCATCCGCTCATAATTTCGGTCTTGCTGCCGATCTTGCTAGCCTTAAGCCTGGCACTCAGGATATTGATTGGAGCGACAGCTATACTGGATGGTTGCAAATGGCGAACCTTGCTACCGAAATGGGCTTGGTTGCTGGGATGTTCTTTAAGAGTATTACTGACCGCCCTCATGTTGAGTCTGCCGACTGGAGAACAGTACAGAGAGAATGGAAAGCTGGAAAAATAACAATTGAGTAAAAGGAGTGAGATATGACGCGACATGACTGTCCAGTGCTGGCGATCTACGGCCACTGTGGAAAGAGTGAAAGTTGTAAGGGGTGTAAATATGGCAGAATTTAAGTCAGCATTAAAAGTACAGTTGTTACCGGAGTGTCCAAACACTGAACGGTGGCTGCTATTGGAGCCACTTGTGTACCAGAGTGATATTCTCGGTATGGTTACTGTTCCCGCGAACTTTATCACTGACTTTGTGAGCCTAAAAGAGCTCAACTACACTGCCCACAGACCAGCAACTGTGCATGACTTCCTCTACTCATGCAAAGATGTAAGTAGGGAACAGGCTGATACTGTACTGGAAGAGGCACTCGCTTGTATTAACGAAGACCCAGTTCTTGTTAAGCTAATGTTCTTAGCAGTTCGCACCTTCGGTGGAAGTCACCGCACAGATGCTGATCTGCAATATACCCTGAAAGGAGAGTGAGATGGACTATGGGAAGTTGGTGTTCACTGTTGGTGTGGTGGCAATGGGGCTGTGTGGGTTGTACCTTGGGAAGTATGAAATCGCAACTGGAGCGCTGGGGGTGATGGCTGGAGTGCTGGCCCCGCACCCAGTAGCAACTGTTATCACTGCAAGTGAAGTAACTAAAAAGGAGGATACACAGAATGAAGCGAATACTTTTCCTAGTTCTACTGGCGCTAACCCTTAACGGATGTGCTGCACTGTCTGGTACACCTGCAACACCACCGGCAGTTGTGTCTGCACAAGATGCGGCAACGCAGAGCCTGTATGCAATTGGAGCTTTGTTGCAAGCAACCCCAGGAGTTCTTGACTCCCTATACGCTGCTGATAAGCTAAGTAAGATAGACTACAACAGCGCTGTGACAGCGTACAATCAGGCGCTTGCTAGCTTTAATGTTGCATGTGAAGCTTTGAAGGCAGCAGTTAAAGCTGAACAAGACCCGGCCAGTGTTACTGCATATGTGCAGGCACTTCAGGCTTTTCTCGGAGACAAAGTGTTTCTCGACAACATGATGTTGGTGATAGGTAAGCAGCCAATTGGCAAAGGAGTTGCACCATGACCGCAGCAGAGATAATTGCAATCATACAATTGGCAGCGTCACTGGAGCCGACGGTTGTTACTTTGACAAATCAGATGGTAGCAGCGTTTAGCTCAATGACACCAGAGGAGAGGACATCTCAGCTCACTGCGTTACAGGCCTCATTGAAGCCTATGACCGCTAAGGTATAATCACTTCCTTGGAAAGCCCTTTGCTACCCTCGGCGGGCGAAGTGATGAAGGCCTCTAGGTTACTGCCTAGGGGCCTTTTCACATAGCGGTAAAATTGCACTGGGTGGCAAGCAACTGGCCAGACTGTCCGGAGTGGTGGCGGTGGGATGATCGGTGTTGACTTTCTGCTTGGTGCGGTTATCCACCTTCGTGGAGAATTCTAAATAAAAAGGCCGGCGTCCTTAATCGGCGCCGGCCTCGGTAACTGCTGTTAAGCGTAATTCGGTAATGCTCGAAAAAGTTTCTTCTCCCTGATTTTTTCAATGATTCTTCCAACAGGCCAGGTCTTCAACTGCGCCGCACTCAATACTGTTTTTTCGTGGATCATCGGCCTATCTGATTGGATGATTAAAACTGCTGTTTCTGTATCTGGTATCAGTTCCCCTCTTCTCATAAGTCAACTCCTTTCGGAAATCTGAATATGGACGCCTGTGCCTCTGCTGGCTGACTCGTAAATCTTTGAAGCTGTGACTTCCGTTACTTGGCTGTCATCATTCCAAACGATAGAAGTCAGGGCGTCTTTGACGCAACGAATCAATTTGTCGAGGTCCGGCTTTGAAATATGCTGTTGCTGACGCGCTGACTCCTTCAGTGTCGCGCTGTTCTTGTCTGTACCATAGTGTGACTTGGGTCGTGGCATGATAAACGTCAGGGCGATTGCTACGGCTGAAGGGATAGGCTTCTGAAACTTCATTTCCTGCATGGCCGTGTAACCGATTGAAGAAGCC